AATCAAGGACACTTATGCTCAACCTAATATTTCAAACCCAAAACAATTAACTGCTGCTGAACGTAGAAATATGTTCTCGGGAATGATTGGAGAAATGCAACAAGGAGGAATAGCAAATACTTCATACCAAGGAACTATAAACCCCTCTCAACCAGTTGATACAGTTAATGGTGCTTTACCTGAAGGACAAGTTGGATTAGATCAAATAATGGCTTTAATGAATAAATAATGGCATTCGGGGCGAAAAAAATATTTCCTTTAGACACTAAACCAGGCACAGCTGTAGGTATAGGTCTTCCTTTTAATGCCCCTGGTGTCTTTAAATCTACTTATTTAACTAAAGATGCTATAAAAAATAATTTAATAAATTTTTTTCTCACTAATCAAAGTGAAAGATATTTAAATCCTAATTTTGGTGGGAATTTAAGAGCATTTTTATTTGAACAAATTTCTAATAATAATTTAGATAATTTAAAAGAAGATATTCAAACCCAATTAGGATTATATTTTCCTAATATTATCATTTCCTCCCTTGATGTATTATCATCTCCAGATGACAATGAAATAACAGTTGATTTTAAATATAGTATAACCAACACTGGAATAACAGATGAACTTTCAATATCATTTATATAATGGCAATTAAAAGAAATATACAATACATCAATAAAGACTTTACGGAATTAAGAGCTAGTCTTATTAATTATGCTCGCACTTACTTTCCTACAACTTATAATGATTTTTCTCCTACATCACCAGGAATGATGTTTATGGAGATGGCAGCTTATGTAGGCGATGTTTTATCGTTTTATACTGATAATCAAATACAAGAAACATTTATACAATATGCTCGTCAACCTAATAATTTATATGAATTAGCATACATGTTTGGTTACAAACCAAATGTGACTCAAGTTGCTACAACTAATATTGATGTTTATCAACAGGTACCAGCTAAATTATCAGGCTCAACTTATGTCCCTGATTTTGATTATTCATTATATGTAGCTGAAAATTCTAATGTTATTTCTACAAATACTCCTAGTATTAATTTTTTAGTAGAAGATGCTATTAATTTTTCATATTCCAGTTCTTTAGATCCTACTGAAGTATCAATTTTTAGCATTGATGGAAGTGGAAACCCTACATATTTTCTCTTAAAGAAAACTAAAAAAGCAATATCTGCTAATATTAATTCTACTACTTTTTCATTTGGGCTTCCTGAATCTTATTCAACTATTAATATTAACAATAACAATATTATAGGTGTTTTAGATATTATAGATAGTGATGGAAATGAATGGTATGAAGTAGATTATTTAGGTCAAGAAATGGTTTATAATTCTATTAAGAATACTAATCCAAATGATCCAAATTATTCAACAGAAACAGCTAACACACCTTATTTATTAAAATTAGAGAAAATTCAAAGAAGATTTACAACTCGTTTTATCAATACTGGTTCTCTTCAGATTCAATTTGGGGCAGGAAATCCTTTAAATACTGATGAAGAAATTATTCCTAATACTAATAATATTGGTTTAGGTTTACCTTTTGAAAAATCAAAATTAAATACTGCTTTTGCTCCTAATAATTTTTTATTAACTAAAACTTATGGTATAGCCCCTTCCAATACTACTTTAACAGTCAGGTATTTAATAGGTGGAGGAGTAGAAGCTAATGTACCTTCTAATGACTTAACAACATTATCAGGAACTGTAACTTTCTTAAATTCAAATTTAAATTCAGTTACTGCTAATACAGTATTTAGTTCTTTAGCTGTCACAAATCCAGAAGCAGCAGATGGTGGAGGGGATGGAGATACAATTGAGGAAATTAGACAAAATTCTTCAGCAAACTTTGCATCTCAATTACGTAACGTAACACAGGATGATTATTTAGTAAGAACACTTTCAATGCCTTCTAAGTATGGAGTTGTTTCTAAAGCATATATTGAACCAACAAAAGTAAGTTCAATATCAGCAGGTGAATCTCAATCTGTATTAGATTTATATGTTTTATCTTATAATTCTTTAAAACAGTTAACTGTAGCTTCTTCTGCTTTAAAACAAAACATAAATACTTATCTTTCTCAATATAAAATGGTTGGTGACTCTGTAAATATTAAGGATGGATTTATTATTAATATAGGAGTTAATTTTGATATTATTGTTCTTCCTGATTATAATAGTAATGAAATATTAACTAAATGTGTGTTAGCTTTACAAGATTATTTTAAAATAGATAATTGGCAAATTAACCAACCTATTATTTTAAGAGATATTTATATTTTATTAGACAGAATTGAAGGTGTTCAAACTGTTAAAAATATAGAAATAAATAATTTAGTTGGAGAAAATATAGGATATTCACCTTACGCTTATGATGTGAAAGGAGCAACTATAAATAATGTAGTTTACCCTTCATTAGACCCTATGATTTTTGAAGTTAAATACCCTAATACAGATATTCAAGGAAGAATAGTATCATTATAATAACATGGCAGTATATAAAATTTTCCCAATAGCAGACGCTACTATATATTCAGCATTTCCCTCAATGAATACAGGGTTAGATGAGATTGTTGAAGCATCCACTACTAATGAAGGTTTTTCAGATCCAAATCCTCAAACATCAAGATTTATAGTTAAATTTGATCAAAATGAAATAAATAATTTATTAAATAATAAAATAGGTACTTCTTCTTGGGCTTCAAATTTAAGATTATTTATAGCTAATGCTGAAGGATTAACAGGTACAACAACAATAGAAAGTTTCCCACTTTCAGGATCATGGAATATGGGTACTGGTCATTATGGTGATAGTCCTTTAACTGAAGATGGAGTTTGTTGGTCTTACAGAAATGCTTCTGGTTCAGTAGCTTGGTCTACTTTATCTTTTAATGCTTATGTAACAGGTTCTTGGTCAGGTAGTAATTCAGGTGGTGGAAATTGGTACACAGGTTCTTCAATAGTTGGATTAAATGTAAAATCAACTCAATCATTTAGTTATTATGATGATAAGGATATTAATATAAATGTTACTGATACTGTTAAAACATGGTACAGTGGAGCTATTATAAACCAAGGATTTATATTAAAACAAGCAGCTGAATTTAATTCAACAATCAATACTATTTTAAAGTATTTTTCAAGAGATACTCATACAATTTATCCTCCACAATTAGAATTTAAATGGAATGATTTTGTTTATAACAGTAGTTTAAGCGTAATAAATACTCCTACAGCCACTTTAACATTAGGTGACAACCCTGGATTATTCTATAGTCAAAGTGTAAATATTTTTAGAGTAAATGCTAGACCTACATATCCTCCAAGAGTATGGCAAACTGGTTCTTTGTATACAACTAATTATGTTTTACCTACATCATCTTATTATGCTGTTAAAGATTTAGATACAGATGAATTTGTAATTGATTTTGATACTACTTATACAAAAATAAGTTGTGACTCATCTGGAAGCTTTTTCACTTTATATATGAATGGTTTAGAACCTGAAAGATATTATAAAATTTTAATTCAAACAACAATAAATAATTCAACAATAGTATTTGATGATAATTATATTTTTAAAGTAGCAAATGGGTAAGGTTAATTTAAATAAAGAATTATATAATAAAAATCAATACCAAAAGGTAATTGATACTTCTTTTACACAATTAGTACAACCCCCCCTTCCTACACAAGAATCTATCCCTTCAATTTCTGTTGCTGAATTTTTTTCTAATTACCAAGAAATATTTTTCCAAATACCTAAACTTGGAGAAACAAACTCTCATGAGTATCTTATAAAAACGAGTCAAGAATACATTGGTTCTACAAATACTCAAGACGATACTCTTCAAGCATTAATAGATGAAATTACTCAACTAAGACAAGAAAATCTTGACCTCCAACAACAAATAATCTCAGGAAGTATATAATAAATGGAAGAAATAATCAACATACAACCATTAGATCCTAATACATTTGAATTTCAGGAATATTCATCTAATGATACTTCTTTAATTAATTCAAATACTTTTGAGACTATTTTTGATCCCCAAAAAGATCATATTGAATATTTTATATATGACTTAAATAATAATATATTATTTTCTAATGAAATAGGATATCCTAATTATTCAATTATAGATAACCAATTATCATTAGAACCTGTAGATAATTTAAAATCTCAAGGATATGGTGAAGGAGAATATAATGTTTTATATAATTTCTTTTCTAATAAACTAGGTTCATCAGTCTTAAACAAATATTATATTGATGAAATTTCATCAGACAGAACCGAAATAAGATTAAATACTACTTCTATTCCTAATGAAGAAGTAATATCTGCTACTAATGATTTTGCTACTCAAATTCAAAATTCAACAGGAAGTTATTTAGATTTTTATTTAAATTTTGGTTCTAATTTACTTGTTATAGCAAACAATGTTTTATTAGATACTTCTAATCCTAATGATCCTACTGTTCTAATAAAATTATATGAACCCCTTCCATTAGAATTTTCATTAAAAAATGAATGTTGGGTTGTAGAAAAAATAGCAGAATCTCTTGCTTATAATATTAGTTCTTTTATATCATTTAGTTTAGAAGATGAAAATATTAAATTAAAAGGTCCTAATTTTAATATTAATTTAAAAGACCAAATTAATAACACAACACCTTATTCTTCTTATACTAGTTTATCAAAAAATACTTCAACACAAGGAACAGGAAGTTATTTATATCAAATAAACAGTTTATTAGCTGAAAAAGGTATAGAAATCAATATTGACTATACTGACTATTCTGATTTTATCTACTTATCTTCAGCACAAACAAGACTAGAAAATTTTTATTATAAACTAGCTTTAATTGAAACCTATCAATCTAGTGCTTCTTTATCATCAGGTACCACAACCAACTATTATGTTTCTTCAAGTAATATTATTTGGCAAAACAAAATAGATGAAATTATAACTAATTTTGATAGTTATGAATATTATCTTTATTACGAATCAGGTTCTAAAGCATGGCCTAAAACAAATTCATTCCCTCCTTACATAAATGCTAGTACTACTTCAGTAACTGGATTAGCTTTCTTTACAACTCAATCATTAAGTGCTTCATTATATGATGATAATAATGATAATGCTTTAGTAAATACTATTCCAGCTTACATAAAAGAAGATTCAGATAATTCACAGTATGAATTATTTGTTGAAATGTTAGCACAAATGTTTGATAATCTATATCTTTATATAGAAAATGTAACTGAAAAATATAATGCTGATAATAGATTAAATTATGGTATTTCTAAGGATTTAATTACTGATGTTTTAAGAGATTTAGGTATTAAAATATACCAAAATAATTTTTCATCTAATGATTTATATTCATCACTTTTAGGCTTTACCAACTCAGGAAGTTTATTTAACATTCCTGATGCTTCTACAACATTGCCAACCCCAATTGGTTTAGAATATATTAATACGTTTATTACAGCTTCTTCAACATCTTCATTATCTCCTGTAGATGATTTAAATAAAGAAATTTATAAACGTATATATCACAACTTACCTTACTTACTTAAGAAAAAAGGTACTATAGAAGGTTTAAAAACATTAATAACTATTTATGGTATTCCTGATACTGTTTTAAGAGTTAATGAATTTGGGGGTAAAGATAAAAACTCTAACACATATGATTTTTGGCAAGATGAGTATAATAATGCTTTTTATACTAGTGGATCAGCTTATGTAAGTTCATCTTTTGTACTAAATTCTACTTGGGGGGCTACAAGTAATAATCCTCAATCTATAGAATTTAGATTTAAAACAACTGGTTTACCCCAAAATACATCAAGTATTGCTTCTCAAAGTTTATGGGAAACAGACCAAAATATTAAGTTAACTCTTAATTACACTGGTTCAGGATATACAAGTGGTTCATATTCTGGTGCAATAATAAATCCTAATAACCAATATGCTAAATTAGATTTCACTCCTGATCCTTCTTCTCCAAACACATCAGCAAGCATATATTTTCCTTTTTACAATGGAGGATGGTGGTCTGTTTTAGTAAATAAAGATAATAACGTTTATACTTTATACGCTAAAAATAAAAATTATAATGGTGAAGATGGAAATATTATTGGTTTTCAAGCATCATCATCAGTGACATCTGCTGCTACTTCTTGGAATGATAGTACTATATCTTATTTTGGTATATCTTCTTCATTAGCGGGTAAAATATTTACTGGCTCATTACAAGAAATTAGGTATTATACTTTACCCTTACTAGAAAATAATTTTGATGCCTATGTAATGAATCCTTACTCAATTGAGTCAAGTGAAAATTTAGCATTTAGAGCAACTTTAGGAGGTGAATTATATACTTCATCAATTTCATCACATCCAAAAGTAACAGGATCTTGGATTACTACTTCTTCATTTGTTGGAACTAGTAATTTTTACCTAAGTGGAAGTTATTCTTGGATAAAAAATACAGAAGTATTTTATTTTGATCAATTTGCCGCGGGTATTCAAAATGCTATATCTGAAAAAGTTAAAACAGAAAATACAGTATTACCTATTACTAGCAGTATTGAAACTAATATCCCCCAAAATCAAATATTATCTTCACTTTCTTCTATTCAACAAAACTATCCAATAAGTTCTTCATATACTAGAGATGTGGATTATGTTGAGGTTGCTTTTTCTCCACAAAATGAAATCAATGAAGATATAATGTCAACTTTAGGTTTCCTTAATATTGGAAATTATATAGGAGACCCAAGAGAAATAACATCTCCAGCTCAATCTTATCCTGATTTAGATAATTTAAGAAATTCATATTTTGAAAAATATACTCATAATTATAATATTTGGGATTATATAAGACTTATTAAATATTTTGATAACTCTTTATTTAAAATGATTCAAGACTGGTCACCAGCTAAAACATCATTAACTTCTGGAGTTATTATTAAACAACATTTATTAGAAAGAAATAAATATCCTGTACCACAAGCAGAAATAACCCAATCAGAATACACTGGGTCTATTTCAATGTATGCCACTACTGGTTCATCAGGCGGAACTGTTCCTGAATTATTTGGTGAAACATCATCATTAAATTATTATTCAAATATTACTCAAAGTTGGACAGGTTTTAATACAACTCCAAGTGGTGCTGTAGCTTTTACTCAAACAAATCAAAATGAATTTTTTGATGGAGAATTTAGTGGTTCATTAA